ACAGTCGAAAAAATCGACATTCCCTGAAAACAGGAAATAGCCATGGCTGTCATGGAGAAGTTTGCCGCGTTTATCGGCTCGCTGACGCCTGCGGAGCAGGGGGAAGTGATGCCGCTGATGATTTCCTTCATGCAGGGTAGCAACGGCGTTGGCATGACCGGCCCAACCACAGGGGCCGATCAACCGATGCCGTCTCCCCCGCCTGGAGCCGACTCGGGTGCGCCGCCTGTCCCCCCAGGAGCGGCATCACCCGAGCCGGCACCGTTGCCGCCGCCCGTGCCCGGCCTGCAGCCCGGCGGGCTGATGGGGCGGCCGCCGTTACCGCCGACGCAAATCGGCAACAAGGCGTACTGACATGGCAGTCGGCAATGTTGTCAATTTTACCGGCTACAGCAGCACCACCCGCTCGGGCTCGGCCGGTCGCCAGACAGCGACCGACGATCCGCGCGCGCAGGAAGACGATCAGGGTTTTTGGCCGCTCGACAAGCTGGTGAACGCCTACACCACTTACCTCGACAGCAAGATGCTGGAGATACAGGAGCAGCAGACGGCGCGACGCTATCGCCACGGCGCGCAGTGGACGAGCGACCAGATCAAGACATTCAATGACCGGCGCCAACCGGTGGTGACCTACAATAAGATCGGCCAGAAAATCGATGGCATCGTCGGCACGGTCGAACGCCTCAAGCAAGACCCCAAAGCGTTCCCCAGGACGCCCGAGCACCAGGCCGGCGCCGATCTAGCCACCGCGGTGCTGCGCTATTTGCTCGACAACAACAATTGGAATGCAGTGGCGCCGATCGCCACCGAGGCGGCCGCAGTAGACGGCCTGGCCGGCGTTGAGCTCGATCTGCGGAAAATTCCGCCCAAGGCAAAAGATCAGGGCGGCATACCACCGCCAGACAACAAGCCGGACTACGACATCACATTTGAACCCGTCGACAACGACGGGTTTTTTTATGATCCGAGAAGCTACAAGAATGATTTTTCCGATGCGCGCTACATGGGGATGGGCAAATTCGTTGACGAGGAGCAACTGATCGAATTGTTGCCGGGCATGGAGGAAGACATTGCCGGCGCGGTCGACAGCACCAGCGAGTTGATGTCCAATTCCGATCGCGACAACAGATGGTTTGCAACTCGTGGCGATTTCAAACAGGTTCGGCTGGTTGATATTTGGTACAAATCGCGTGGCGGCTGGAAGTGGGCACTGTACACGGGTTCGAAGATACTTATGCAGGGTATCTCGCCGTTTGCGGACGAGAATGACCAGCAGATTTGCAAGTACATCATGTTTTCTGCCGCGGTCGATCACGACGGTGATCGCTATGGTTTTCCGCGCAATCTCATGTCCCCGCAGGACGAAGTTAACCAGCGCCGGTCGAAGGGGCTACATGAGCTAAACAACCGGCGCATCATCGCCACCAAGGCGGCGATCGCGGACACCAACGTTGAGGCAATCCGGCGCGAGGCGGCGCGCGCCGATGGCATCGTGTTGGTCAACACCTCGATGCAAGATATTCAGTTCGATGACGCCGCCAAGCAGGCGGCCGTCATGGGGCAACTCGAATTCATGAAAAGCGCGGCGGCGGAAATTGAGAATTTCGGCCCCAACTCGGCAATGATCGGCGGCGATGCGACCTCTGGCGGCGGTTCGTCCGGCCGTGCCATTGCGCTGCTGCAGCAGGCCGGCCTGGCCGGCTTGGGGCCGTATATGTTCAACCTGCGCGGTTGGAAGGTGCGGCTGTATCGCGCGCTGTTCAACGCGGCGCAGAAATACTGGAACAACCAACGTTGGATCAGGGTAACCGACGCGGAGGGCGAGCCGCAATTCGTGCAGATCAATGAAAAGATCAACGGGCCGGACGGTCAGCCGATGCTGGCCTGGGACGGCAATCAGATGATGCGGAATGCGATCGGCGAGTTGGATGTCGACATCATCTTGGACGAGGGGCCGGACACCATCACGCTGATGCAGGACACGTACGAGGCGATTTCGCAGGCGCTGCCGTCAGTGGCGCCGATGCTCTCGCCCGGCCAGGCTACCGCGGTGATGCAAGTGTTGATCGAGACATCGCCGCTGCCGGCCGACGTGAAGAAGAAGTTTCGCGACGCTGGTGAGCAAGAGGCATCGCAGCCCGATCCGAAGCAGAAGGAGGCCGAGGCCAAGCTGGCGTTGCAGCAGCAGGAGGCGGCCGCGCGCATTGCCAACGATCAGCAGACCGCGCAATCGCAATTGCAGATCAAGCGCGAGGCGGCGGCACTGGAGTTGCAGCTAGAGCGCGAGAAGGCCGCCAATCAAATTCAGATCGAGCGCGACAAGGCGCAGAACAACATGCAGCTCGACATGTTCCGCGCGCAGAAAGAGGCGCAGGCGCGCCAGCAAGAGGCGGCGCTAGAGGTGGTCACCGGCCACAACATCACGGCTTCGTAGACCGGCGACGATACAGCCGGGCGCTCGGACAGCGCGCGTCATGTCCGTTCCGCATCGTCCAAGCGACATTGGGCGTCACGTAGCGCGGCCACGATACGGCCGAAGGATGAACCATGAGCACAGAACCAGTAGGAGGTACGATCAGTGGCAATAGTTCGGATATCAACACCGTCACCGATCGGCAGCTATTCGACCACGCGGTAAACTCCCCTGATCCGACGCCGGCGCCGTCTTCGCCGCCGTCTTCGGAGCCGTCGTCGCCGCCGTCATCGGGCGCATCGTCCGATCAGCCGGCATCGACGCGGCCTGACCTGCAACAACAGCCGGGCCAGCCGCGCGATCCGCAAGGAAAATTCGCGCCAAAGCCGCAAGGGCAGCAGGCACAGCAGGATCACCGCGTACCGTTGCGCGAGCTAATGGAGGAGCGCGACCGCCGGCAACGGCTGGAAGCGCACACGCAACAGCTAACGCAGGCCGTCCTGGCACTGCAGCAGCAATTGCTCCCCCAAGGGCAACCGCAACAACGACCGCAAGGACCGGAAACCATCTTTGATGATCCGCAGGCGTACTTGGATCAGCGGGTTGTGAACCCTCTCCGTCAGGAGGGGCAAGTTTACATGATGCAAATCAAAGACGGTCTAAGCCGGGAAATGGCCAACACTCAATTCGGCGCACAAGAGGTGAACGTCGCGTTGAATGCCATTGGCCAAATTCGCAACACCCCGCAGGGTCATTTTGTCTTCAATCAGATCATGCAGAGTGGGCATCCTTACGGTCAATTGGTTCAATGGCATCGCCAGGCGCGCGCGCAAGCGGCGATTGGCTCCAATCCTCAAGCCTGGTTACGGCAGCAGCAGCAAGCCTGGGCCGATAATCCCAAGGTGCAAGACTATGTGATGCAGCGGCGTGCTGCCCGCAGCGGTGCTCAATCTCGTCCGCCCAACGTTCAACTGCCACCGTCGCTGTCGTCGGTCCGGTCGTCATCCGGCCGGGTGGACAATGGCGGCGATCTGAGCAGTGCGAGCCTCTACGATTTCGCCACCAAGTAAACCGGCCGATCGTCCGACACGAAACACCCGCCGCTGGCGGGTTTTTTGTTGGGTGAATGGCCATAGCCAGCGAAAGGGCGTTCACGCCCGTCTTCGCGATATAGAAAGGATCAACAGCCATGGCTGTTTCCGACATCCAACCCAACAATAAACTGATCCGCTTCACGCAGCAGATCAATCGCGAGTGGGTACGGGAGAACATGTTCAGCCCGTACATGAGCGATGAGGTTAACGCCATCATTCGTCGCCGCATGGAATTGAAAGCCGGTGGCGAAGTGATGAACATTCCGCTGGTCACCCGCCTGCAGGGCGTTGGTGTTTCCACCGGACCACTGGTCGGCAACGAAGACAAGATCGACGATTACGGATATCGAATTTGGTTGGAATGGTGCCGCAATGCGGTGGTCACCACCAAATCCGAAATGCAGAAAGACAGTGCGGACATCTTCGGCGAGGCAAAGCCGTTGCTGTCGGATTGGATCAACGAGGTGACCCGCGACGAAATCATCGCGGCATTCATGGCGCTGCCAACGGAGAGCCAGCCGGCGCCCGGCGTTCGCGTCAATGGCATCCAGTACGATCTGTCAACGGCGGCGCAGCGCAATACCTGGCGGCTCGATAACGTCGATCGCATTCTCTACGGTGCGGCGACATCTAACTCGGCCACCGACCATGCAACGTCGCTGGCCAACGTGGACGCCACTGCCGACAAGTTCACGGGACCAAACCTTGCGCTGCTC